GCCACGTTCCGGTGTCCTCTCTCAGGTTAGTTCTGCCTGCCCCGGTCACGGCCGGAACTGCCGCCGCCAGCCAAGCTGGAAGGTGGAGACGATCCGCCGGTCGTCAGGATAGACATCCGGCACCTCTTGCTCGCCCGTCACGATGCGAGCGAAGTCGACGAGCACGCCGTTGACCTCGGTCAGCGGGGCGCTCAGGATCCGCGTCTGGACCGAGGCGGCCAGGTCGGCGGCCTCGGTGTAGGTCGGCGCGTAGCACTGGACCTGCATGAGCGGGTAGTCGGTGACGTCGTCGGGGTCCGGGCCGCCACCGACCCGCTTGACGACGATCAGGGTCGACGCCGGGTCGAAGTTCGGGCCGGGGGCCGGGCGGCAGTCGGCGATGTCGCCGAGCATGTCCATCAGGACGATGACCGCGTTCGGGTAGGCCATCGAGTCCAGGGTGGGCATCAGGCTCCCTCGACGAACGCCTTGATGGCGTCCAGGTAGGCGGTGCGGTCCGGCGTCCAGGTCGCGCCCGCCGCGTAGTCGATGTCGAAGACCACGGAGTACTGCATCCGGTCGTGGGCGATCCCGCCGATGCCGTCGAACTCGACGTGGCCGGACTCGGCCAGCTTGCCGGTCCGGTGGGGGGCCAGCGCCCGGCCGACCGCCAGGCCACCCTGGGCGCGCGCCTCCAGCATTCCGGCCAGCTCCGGGTCGGCGCGCAGGTAGCCGCCGATGCCGCCCGCGCCGTGGTCGGGGGTGTAGTCCCAGCCCATCAGCGGACCCGTTCCAGGAACAGCTCCATGCCCGGAGCCCAGCCGGTGAGCGGGTGCTGCCACTCCTCGGGGTTGCCCTTGACCTGATAGACGTCCTCGCCGATCTTGATGCGATCGGTGGGCAGGACGTCGGAGCCCAGGGGGACGACCATGCCCCGGTGGTCGGTGACGACCAGCCCCTCCTCGACCGACGACCTGGGCCAGTGGATCGCGTCGGCGATCTGGTGGTGGTCGGTGTAGGTGGGGTCGTTGAACCGGTCGTAGGACGCCCTCTGGACGGTCACGGTCGTCCCGCCATAGGGGAAGGTCACCAGTCGCCGTCCAGGGTCCTGACGGGGCTCTCGGGGCACGCACGGGCCACCCTGAAGCTGCCGACGCCGGGCGACTGGCCGACCTCGGGGGAGAGGAGGGCGTTCACGACGTCGGGGTCCAGGTACAGGCCGCCCTTCTGCCCGCCCTGGAAGGACAGGTTGAAGGGGCCGACCGACTGCTGCTGCGCGCCGATCGGGTTCCGGTAGACCCGCAGCACGGCCTCCACGACGACCGAGGAGGGCAGCTCGGGGTCCAGGGTCCCGGCAGCCAGCCGGGCGTCGATGCTCGGGACCATGGCGGCGAGCCGGGCCGAGGCCTGCCGGAGCAGCGTGTCGATCCGGGGCTGAGCCTCCGCAGGGATGGTGCCCTCGAAGGTCGCGTTGACGTCGTCCCAGGTGGCGTAGACGGCCACGCCTCACCTCCCTCTCGCGTCGCCCGGTCAGGAGTCGAACCTGACGTCCTCCCCCTCGTTAGGGGGTGCTCCACCGTTGAGCTACAAGGCGTGGACCCCGGCGGCCGGGCGGGTCCTGGTCTGACCCGGCCGCCGGGGCGGTCGTACTAGTCGTGCTTCGCGGCGGTCCGCTTCTTCGGAGCCTCGGACTTGGGCTCCTCTACGGCCTCCCAGAGGTCTTCGCGGTCAGCGGGCCAACCCTCGGCCAGCTTCGCCTCGACCTCTCCGTCGACCACGCGACCAGCGAGCAGCAGCTCGCCGTCCACGTAGACCGTCGTGTTCAGCTTCCGAGCCATCAGGCGACCGTCGCCACCATCAGGTAGTTCGGGTTCTCGATGACCGGCATGCCGACCGCGTCCACGAAGGTCGTCTGCCGGAACGGCGGCTCGTCCTTCTTGACCACGACACCGACGATGCCCGGCGCGTCCTCGAAGGTCAGCTCCGAGTCGGAGCTGTTGACCAGCTCCAGCGCGGTCGCCGACACGCCCCACGCGGTGTAGCCGAGAGGCTGGCCCGCCGGAGGAGTGAAGATGACCTTGTTGGCCGGGAGGATCCGGGTGCTCGTGCCATCCACGTCGACCGAGGAGTCGTAGACCAGCTCGATCGGGGGGAGGTCGTAGCTCGACAGGGTGTTGTCGATCTGGTCCCGGCGCAGCAGCGTCGCGGTGCCGACGATGTTGCCGTAGGACGTCCGGAGCTTGGTGTTCACCAGGAGCTTCTGGATCGTCTGGCGGGACAGGATCATCCCGCCGGGCAGGAACCCGTTGAGGTCCAGGTAGGCCTGGCACCACGTGTTCAGGTCGGCGACGATGTCGGCGTTGGCCGTGTCGGACCACAGGGTCCCAGCCGTGACGAGGTTGCCGCCGGGCACGCCGTAGTCGGCCTCCATGTAGAGGCCACCCTCGCCAGCCAGGGTGAACTTGCCGTCCACGAGGACGTCACCACGGGCCAGCTCCATGCGCCGCCGGACGTTGCCGGTGAGCATGGCGGCGTCGTCGTAGATCGCGTTGACCAGGGCGGCGTTGTTGGTGCCGCCGGTCTTGGCGAACTGCATCTGAAGCCGCTCGAACTCACCGATGCCGATGGCGTCGGAGAGCGGGGGCAGCGCGACGTTCTGCACGGTGTAGCTGTCGCGCTGCGTGCGGCCGATCGGGCCGTCGAAGACGCGGAACTTCGCCGTGCGGCCGGTCTTGGTCAGGCGGCCGATGTCGACGCGGTTGTCGCCGATGTTGCGGTCCGGCAGGATCCGGTCCAGCACGAGGTTCTGCTGGAGCGGCACGTTCCGCGTGAAGATCGTCAGGTCGTCCGGGTGGACCGGAGCCTCGTATGCGATAGCCATGTCAGTCCTCCCTTACTTCCAGTAGATGAGCGGCAGGTCGGCCTTGGCGTTCGCGTCCAGGTAGCCACCGGCCGCCGCGTTGCCCGAGGTGTAGGGCAGCTTGGCGGTGTCGACGACACCGTGGACGAGCAGGGCCACACCGAGCTTGGTGCGGTTGCCGCCACCGACGAAACGGGTGACCGGCACCGAGGCCCGCAGCACGCCGACAGCGGTGGACGCGCCACCGGTGCCCGCGTCCAGGTACGGGATGAGGAGCTGGTCAGAGGTGCGCCGGGCCAGCACGAGGCCGGACTGGACGTACCCGTTGGCGTAGTGCTGGCCCGCGTTGAGCGCGGAGACGTCGAGCGTCCCGGAGATCACGAAGCCGCCTTCGAGGGGGGTGAGGTCCCACCTCAGGTCCTCGAAGGTGAACGTCGAGACCGGGGACAGGCTGAAGTCGGTCATACCGACAGAGTCCCTTCAGGTCTTGGGGGCGTCCCCGGCGTCAGGACTGGGAATCGGCCTTCAGGCCGAACCGCCGTTGTGCCTCCGCAAGACCCGCCTCGCCGCGCTTGGCGGTGCTGGCCTGCCTCTGGCCCTGGCCGAAGCCAGTGCTGGTCCTACTGGTCCGCCGCCCCTCGTCGTCCCCCTTCGCGGGTGCGAACGCCGAGATCTTGCGGAGGATCTTCTCCTCGTCAGGCAGCCCCTCGTCAGTGGCGTACTTGGTGAGGTCGAGATCTTCGAGAAGGGACTGTAGCGCTTCGTCGGAGAGCAGACCCTTGGCTGCGGCCTTGAACTCGGCGCGCACGGCCTGCGGGACGATCTGGCCCATGGCCTCGTGGTAGGCCTCCAGGCGGGCCTGCTCGATCGCGCGCTCGGTGTCGGTCTGGCTCTCGCGGGCGAGGATGTCGAACTGCTCGGCCTTGGCCTTCAGCGAGTCGTAGTCCTTGAACTTGGCCTGCTCGCGGCGGACCCGGTCCTGGATGATCCGGTCCAGATCGGCCTGCGAGGTGATGGGGGAGAAGTCCCCGGTCGGGATGGCGGTCGTGGTGCTGGCCGGGTCCGCGACCGTAATCGCGCCTCCACCGCCGCCCTCACCTACGTCGCGCGTGAACCTGTTCCGTCCTGCCAGCGTGTTGATCCGCATGCTGCCCAGCCCTTCCCGTGACTGCCCGTCGGCCCGCCTGCGAGCGCAAGCGTGGGGAGAGGGTAGGTGAGGAGAACTCCTCAGGACGCAGAACGGCGCGGAGTCGAGATGACTCCGCGCCGTTCAGGGTGGTGCTGAGGGGGGGGCTACTCCTTGCGGGCCGCCTCGGCCTGCTGGGAGGCGATGGCGTCGAACAGGGCTCGGCCCATCGCCAGTGCCTCCTCCTCGGTGATCTCGTGGTCGGCCCCGACGAAGTGCTTGGTCAGGGCGGGCCGCTTCTCGTCCTCGGTGCTCACGCGGCCTCCGATCGAGTGGCGTCCCCGGTCCCGCCGGTGGGGATGGTGTCCCCGGTGGCGAGGTCGAAGATCGCCTCCTGGTTGCGCTTGCGGCCGAGCCTGATCGCGCCCGCCCGGTCGTCGGCCGGGTGGATCTCGGTCAGCTCGACCATGTACTGGTCGCGGTCGGGGGAGTACCAGCCGCCGACCACGGCCCCCTTGGCGATGGCCGCCCGGTGCTTCATCAGCACCGTCGCCACGCCTCGGGCGAAGGACTCGCGGTCGACGTCCCCGTTCCCGACGATCTCCTCGGTTCCGGGTACGGCGACAGCGAACCCCTTGTTCTTGCCGACCTCCAGCAGGCCGCCGGAGCGCGGGTTGTACGTGAACCCGCCGTCGCGCTTGATCACGCTGGGCAGGTCAGCCCCGGCGACCTTGCGGACGTCGGTCGGGTTCGGTCCTCGGCCAGCACGGAAGGCCTTGGCCTCAGGCGAGACCGGGATCCAGCCGTGCTTCCAGTGGTAGACCCTGCCCGCCGCCATGGCGACCAGAGTAGGGCTGAGGAATCTTCCTCAGCTCAGTTGCCCGCCTGCCACTCCGAGGGGATCCCCCAGTACTGGCCGGGCTCCAGCTTCTTGGCCTTGATCTCGGCAGCCAGCGCCTCCCAGAACTGGGCGAGCGCGTCCTGCGGATACTCCGGGTGCCGAGATGCGAAGTCCTCCAGCGTGTGCCCGATGAG